GGCGCACTTTTCAATTGGAATATTGGCGCACTTTTCAATTAGTATCTACAGTTATATGATGTAACCATTGAATAATGATGAATATATGAAATACCACGAGATTCTGAAAGCCCTGATCGGCATTCCCTCCTTGTCCGCAAGACTTGACAACCCTTTCCCTCTGGTCGGGGACAAAGTTACCATATCAAGTACAAGCGAATGGGTGAGGCAACACGAGTATCTGCTTGATGGTGGAGCCGGGCCTGAACGGTCTGTCCTGGATTGTGTACTGGGAAAATCCTCAGAGACTGTAGATATGTCTGCCGCAGGTGAGTTCATACAGAGCGTCAGTGTATCCAACGATAGCGGCAACGCTTCTGTCAGGAAAATCGCATATCCGATGCTTCCCGCCACCGAGCCCTATTTTATGGTTACCGCCACTGAGATAGTGCGTGTCGGGGAAAGGGGCTATCTTTCGATATATGCCGAAAACGGTTATGCCACTTCCCGCAACAATACCATCGTTGCGCGTATATACAAGGAGAATGAACCGGAACCAGTGAAAACCGTCGGCTTTGACACGAGCCGTCCAGGACCGACTGTCTGGGCGGCATCCCCCTATACCTTCGATGCTGTGTCCGACCGTGGAATATACGATGTGGAGGTGGACGTGACAGATGTCCTGACCGGTGTGACTTTTACCAAACGTATCAACAAGCTCATAACCGTTACCCCCGCGCTTGCCCCCCGTGATGAAGCGGTTGAGTATCTCGTCCCCGACGCCAAGATTGTGGGTGGAGCCGAGAGCTGGATTATAGACGGTAAGGATTATCCGGCAGGCTGTACGGTTATCCTAAAATATGACCCGCAGTTCGGTGAGAGATACCCCATGCGTCTGCGTCTTGACAATTTCAAGGGCACGCGGGAGAATCCGATCATTTTCACGATAGATACTGAGGAGCCGTTTGAATTCAACTGGTTCTATTGGTTCGGCATACTCTTCAATGACTGCGCCCATATCGTCTTTGACGGTAGGGGCTATCATAATCTAGATAAGGGGTTCAGAATGATTGCCATGCCGGAATTTGCGAATATCGCCATACAAGTCACCAACTATTCGAACGAGCTTGAATTCTTTGGTATCGAGATCGACAAGGCGGATTTTGCCGGATTCATGATCAAGACAGACCCCACGGCCGATAACCCCCAGGGGTGGTGGCCTGCCTATAGGCTGGAAAATCTCAGGCTCCATCATAACCATATTCATGACACGGTCGGAGAAGGGAGCTATCTGGGACACTACAGTCCTAATTATTATACCGGTACCAACAGCAACGGGGAGGAGGTCAGATACCGTGCGCACCACTTGTACAACACCCGCATATACCGTAATATCTATGAGAATCAGGGTTATGACAACTTCCAGCTCAATAATGCCGAAGATGCCGAGATATGCTATAATGAATTCATCAATGGCGGTAACCGTATGGAGAAGGACCAGACATCGGCTCTTGCCCTCGGTCTCAGTGGCAAAATATACAACAATGTCATACGCGGGCATTTCGGCCCTGCCATCCAGTGCCTGTGCATGGGTGATGTGGAGATTTTCAACAATATCATCGCTCCCGGCACGGAAGTCTCAAGCGCTTTCTATCTGGGGGGCTTCCAGGAACCCCCGCAGTCCGATTATGATACCGGGTTGACAATAGGGCATCTGATTAATATACATAACAACATCCTCTTCTCGTATGGCGTGCCATATCTGTTCAGTCAGGCGAACAAATGCAAGAATGTCCGTATTCTGGACAACTTCTGTGTACATAAGGGAGCCTGGGGAGGTCAGGCGGCGGATATAATGTCCGGTTGGAAAGTAGAGGGGAACATGGAACTGGAATACCCGCGTTACCCTTTCGATTTCCAGGCTATTGACGAGCGGTACAAGATTGCCGATTCCATCAATCTGGACTATCGCATTGCCGCCTCCTCGCCTCTGGTTGAAGGAGGATGCGGCGACAGTTTCCGTTTTGATTTCAACGGCTATAAAAATTGGTACGACAAGGTGTTCCCTATAGGCCCTTTCCTTGGGAAATATAGGAGTCCGGACATCGTGGATGCCCTTTTCGGACTGTCATCCATTGTGATAGACGGAGGTGCCGCCAGTACCTTGAGCAATAAGGTCAGCGTGCGGATGAATTGCAAGGGTGAGGTGACACATTACCGTATAAGTGAGAAAAGGGACTTTTCCGACACGGTGTGGTCGGAGTGGAGCGGTGATACCGTAGAATTCACATTCCTTTCCACAGGACCGAAGACATTGTACTGCCAGATAAAGTCGTCTACGGAAGAGAGCGCTGTTAAATCCGCATCCATCATCTATCAGGAAAGCCCGTTGGTACTGTCCTCTGTCGTGATAGAGGACGGTGTTCCTGAAAAGAACGGAAAGACTGTGAGTGTTGAAATATCATACAGCGGTTCTGTCATGCCCCGATACTACCGTGCAGGTGAAACGGAGGATTTGACCTCTGCCGGTTGGACTGCGTTTACGGAACGTTTCTCCTATACGTTTGATACAACGGGCGCGAAGACCTTGTATGTACAACTGATGGACGGATTCGGGCAGATGACTGAAACCCGGTCCGCAAGCATCACCATCAATCCGCCGCGTAAGGCAGTGGTCAGTATAGGATGGGCCTATGATGATGTTGCCCCCGGATGTGTGTTTGACAGTGGGCTTGGCATCAATAGGATGAATTACTCGGCGACAGCCCGGACCTTTGTATGGGATTCCGGGGAAGATGCCGGAACTGTCGTCAAAGGGGACTCCGTCAATTTCAATGAGGATATCAGGGTCGGTGGTGCAACTACAGGTGACGATAGTGGCATGTATCCGGACAGTGTGTTGGAGAAATATGTCAGGTATAACGGTTTCCCGCAGAATACATACGGACACAGGACAGCCTCGATACATCTCTCTCCAGGGACATACCGTCTGCGGCTGTTCTGTTCCCTGAACTCCACTTATAAGAACTCCACGGAATTCATGAAGGTACAGACCGTCGTGGACGGTGTTGCCAATGTGTTTGAACTGCCGGACGGTTATGATGTCATAGGCAATCTCACCCGATGGCTTGAACAGGAAATCACCGTACCGGAATCGGGAATGTTCGAATTGCAATGGGGGATGGAGAATGCGACAAAAGGATGGATGGAGGTTCCGCTGAATATTATAGAAATAGAAGAAACGTAAGATAATGAAATATATAAAAGTAGTATGGCTAAAGCAGAAATCTTATTCAAGGTCATCCGCAAATGGGAAGGCGGATGGAGTGACCACAAAAATGACAAAGGTGGCAAAACCAATATGGGGATAACCTTGTCTACGTGGAAATCATGTGGTTATGACAAGGATGGTGACGGAGATATTGATGCGGATGATTTACGCATGATTACTCCGGATGACGTTTTTCATGTTTTCAAGAAGTATTATTGGGACCGTTACCAAGCGGACTTCATACACAACCAGTCCATTGCGAACATCTGTGTGGATTGGGTGTGGGCCTCCGGACGTCCCGGTATCACAAGGGTACAACAACTACTGCAAATCAATGTAGACGGCATCGTAGGTCCTCAGACGGTTGCAAGTATCAATCTGGCCAACCAACGGCAGCTGTTCGAAGCTATCAAGACAGACAGAATCCGGTTTATTGAAGAAATCTGTAAAAGGGACCCGTCGCAGCTTGTATTCCGGAAAGGATGGCTGAACCGGGTCAATGATTTCAAGTTCTCTGTCCGCTGAATTCTTGTCCTTTTTTCCACTCTTTTCAGCCTTTAGTTTTGTGTCCGGAACTAAAGGCTTTTTTATGGCAATAACTGAAGAAAAGAGTTTAATGACCTCCGAGAAATTCAATCGAGGAGTTGAGAACTGGACGTGGAAAGTCAGGAATACCTCCGTAAATATTCTACAACGGACACACGCAACCGGCAGATTGCGTAGGGAACTGCAATCCCGTTGGCTGAAAGACCGTGAAGGTGGACCGGCTTATGTCGGTCTGGGTTTCCGCTTTGCCCGGTATGGTGCGTACCGGGAGTATGGCGCCGGGCGTGGATATATCGTCAAGAACGGAATTATAATGAAGGGACATTCGGCATGGAGCGATAAGAAGAAACGTCAGGAACTGCGTTCTTTACGTGTTTCTGAATATCGTATCCGGCGCATGCGTACCGTTGATGAACACTATGCCGTTATCCGGCGAAGTCCCCTACCCTGGTTAGACCCTCCCATTGTGGATAACATCGAATCACTGGCAGATTTATCCGGAGAGTATTACGGTGACCAGGCACTCAAGAATGTGCTTCAGAAGTTTGATAAAATAACAATTGAAAAACGTTATGGCAAAAAGTGACAAGACTGTCAAAAGAGGTGTCTACTTGTACATCGATGGCAAGGAAATTAAGAATGACATCAATTCCATTGATTTGGAGATGAAACGCCTACAGCGTGACATTAAGGAAATGACACGCGGCTCTGAGGAATACAACCGCACCATGGCGAAGATACAGCATCTTCAGGGGATTTTAAAACAGCATCGCCAGGAGATAAAAGGCATCACCACCGAAACCAAGAAAGCGACTGTCAGTATTGGCAGTATGGTAGACTGGTTCAACCGTTTCGGTGGAGTTATCTTGTCCGTAATAGGTTTCCTTACCGGTTTTACCCTTGCCTTGCGCGCCATCAGAGACGAACGCAACAAGTTGGAGGAGTCCCAGGCCGGGCTGAAAGCCTTGACCGGACTTGATGATGACAGCATTGCCTGGTTGACCGGGCAGGCCAAGACGCTTTCCACCACCATGACAAAAGAGGGCTTGCGTGTCCGCCAGTCGGCAGCCGAAATCCTGGATGCGTTCATGCTGGTCGGTTCGGCCAAGCCGGAACTGCTTGGTGACAAGGAAGCGCTCAAGGCTGTTACGGAGGAAGCCATGCGGTTGCAGGCGGCAGCCAAGGACATTACCCTGAACGAAGCGGTTGATTCACTTACCTTATCACTCAACCAATATGGGGCGGCAGCAGACCAGGCAGGACGGTTTACCAACGTATTGGCTGCCGGCTCCCAGGCAGGTTCCGCCAATATCGCAAGCCAGGCAAAGGCTATCCGGAATGCAGGTACCGCAGCGGCTTCGGCCAATGTTCCCATTGAACAGACGGTCGCATTGATTGAAACGCTTGCCTATCGGGGTATAAAGGATGAAGTGGCCGGAACGGGATTGAAGAAATTCTTTCTGGTTCTTCAGACCGGAGCGGACGAGACCAACCCTAAAATCGTCGGGTTGGATAAGGCACTGGAGAATCTGAAGAACAAGAATATGGATGCAGGCGCCATCAAGAAGATGTTCGGGGAGGAAGGCTACAATACCGCATCCGTAATCCTTCAGAACACGGAGATGGTGAAAGACTTCACCGCTGCCGTCACCGGTACCAATGTGGCGTATGAGCAGGCGGCCATAAACAGTGATACTGCACAGGCCAAACTGGAGCAGGCACGCAATAAGATGAAGCTGGCAGCCATTGATTTGGGAGAGAAACTGAATCCGGCTCTGACGGTGAGTACGAATATGCTGACCAATGTGCTCAAGTATTTGCCGGGATTGATTGACTGGTGCAAAAAATGGGGTGGTACTGTATTGTGGCTTAGTACGATATTGCTTGTATATGCTACCCGGCTGAAGATAATTACAGCATGGTATTCTATTTGGAATTCACTTACCAAAATTGCGACAGTTCTCAATTTGGCTTATGCCGCATCAATGAATACATTGTCTGGTTATACAGTGACATCATTTGGAAACTTGCGTAAATTATCAATGCTCATGCAAGGACATTCTGTTTTACTTAAATCACTACGTACCGCCACTTATTTATATGCCGCTGCCGTGCAGGTTTTACACGGGCGCGTTGATTTGGCTGCCAAATCGCTGAAAGCAGCTTGGACTATTATGTCCAGCAATCCGATTGGCTTACTGGTTACATTAGTTCTTGCAGCAGCTACCGCATCCTACAAACTGACACAACGCACCAAAGCTTATTACGACCTAAATAAAGTCAATGAGAAAATTACAGAAAAATCAAATGATGAATATGCGCGTCAATCATCACTGATTGAACAGTTGACCACCAAAATACACAATAATAATCTTTCCAATTTTGAACGTAAAAAGGCAATTGTACAATTGCAGGCTATTATTCCGGATTATAATGCAGAGATTGATAAAGAGGGCAAAATCATCAATGAAAACACAGAGGCACTTGACCGATATAATGCCGTATTAGCAACCAATATCGAATTAAAAGAGGCTGCCGACGAACTGGATAAGCACCGGATCAACCTGATGCGCCTTCAAAAATCCCCGGCATTGAGTGACAATTCACCGATGGGGTCGATGGCTCGCGAGGATGTTCGCAACAAGATTTCCCAAGAAGAAGAGATTGTTGAATCTTTAACTGCACGTTATAAGAAACTGGTACAAGAAAAATGGAAAGCATTGAATCCGAACACTCCTAAAAACAATCCCACCGGAGGCAATGACGGTGGAAAATGTCCGATATGTGGAAACAAACCTTGTACCTGCGATAAAAACAACACTTCCAAAGACAAGTTCGCCCAAGCTGAAGCCGACTACTACCGACGTATCGCTGACATCAAACGGAAGTACCTCGCTGACGATAAGATGACCCAGGAAGAATACAACAAGCAGATGCGGGATGCAGAAATACAACTGCTCAACGATAAGCTGAAGGTCAAGGGGCTTGAGCCTTCAGAGATTCAACGTATCAATGACCAAATACTTGATGCGGAAATAAAGGCGCGTGATGAATTGCGCAGGCTTGATGAACAGTCTGCCAAGGATGAAGAGAAACGCCGTAAGGAGCAGGCAGAAGAGACGTTTTCCCGTTTGGACAAAGAGTACCAAATGCAGGTGGAAGCTGCCGCCATGTATCATTATGAAAACAGGACTTCCGAGGAGGAGTATTTCAATGAGCTGCGCAGACTGCAAGATGTATATTACCATAAGGTTCTCAATGACGCGGCAATCAGTGAGGAGAAGAAAAACCAGGTACGTGAACAGATGCGTAAACGTAATCTGAAGGATGCCCAAAAAGATGCTGAAGAAGAAAAACGGATTGAACGTGAGAAGTTTGACATACTGTCTGACCTGGCGAAAGGCTTCGGAGAGACCATGGCGCAATTCTTCACGGACTCCGAGGTGTCTCTCAAGGACTTCCTGAAGAATATTCTTACTATGTCGCTTGATGCGTTGGAACGTATGATGATTATGGCCGTTACCGAACGCACCATCAAGAATATAGGTTCACTCGGCTTCGTAGGTGTAGCTAAAGCTGCCGGAGAGATTGCTCTGATAACTGCCGCATTTGAGACAGCCAAAGGGCTTATCTCCAATTTCTACACCGGCGGCTTTACTCCGTCCGGTGACTGGAATCAGCCGCAAGGTATTGTACATTCCAATGAATTTGTCGCCAACCGTTTTGCTGTGGCCAACCCGAATCTGCGACCGATATTCGACGCCATTGACGTGGCACAGCGTAGCGGTAATGTTGGTAATCTGACAGCTGAAGACATAGCGGCTGTAGCAGGTTCCGGAAAGAGTACACGTACCGTACCAGCCAAGGCACCTGCTGCCAGCGCCACAACGACGACCAATGACCCGGCTATGGTGGCGATGCTGATAGAATGTACCCGCGTATTGCGGAAGCTTAAAAACAGGCTGGATGCCCCTTTGGTAGCGGAAACTTATGTTACCGGCAAACGGGGTATCAACCAGGCACAAAAAGAATATCAGAAGTTGAACAACAATAAATCACGCAACAAGCAATGACAGAATTATACATTGACGGGCAATTGGCCGCCCTTCCTGAAGGGTTCAACATTACGTTCACCTCCGAGAATCCGTATTTCACCCGCAGTTCCAATTACTCCTTGGACATAGAACTCCCCATGCCTGCCAATCATGCCATATTCAAGCACGTGAACAGACTGGATGTGACGAAAAAAAAGACTATCCTTCCGGCCACACTCATCGTTGACGCCAGATGCCTGCTTTACGGCAGTGCGGTTTTACTCTCAGTAGAAGATGCACTGGTTAAGGTACAGCTCGTATCGGGTAATGCGGAATTTAATCTGCTGACGAATGATGATCTGTATATTGACGAACTTGATTTAGGTACAATCAGTTGGCCGAACAACAATCAGAACCGTTTCCAGCCACCTGCCAATATGGTGAACTACTACGGTTCGGTGGACGACATTGAAGCTGTATGGTTGCCGGTGTTCTATCAGGAAGCCAAATGGGAGAATCTTCAGAACGATGCAATCTATGAGTTCGGCACGAACAATTTTACCCTTTGCCCCTATTATGGCCGTCGATGTGTACAACCATACCTTTTGACAGTCATCAAGAGAATAGTGGAGTATTTTGGCTATACGTTCGATACCTCCTTCTTTGATAACAATTTCTTGCGGAACGTTTATGTATGCAGCGCGGTAAGCAGCAACCGGGTGGCCGCCGCATTGCCGCACTGGACTGTTTCCGAATTCTTTGATGAACTGGAGAAATTCCTTTGTGCGGTTACGGTGGTCAACGAACGCACCAAAGTGGTGAGTCTCGTAGGGCTTAACGATTATTTTACAGAATCCGGAAAGGAGATAATTCCTGCATCTTCCCTGCTACGGGAGTTCACTGTGGATATTGAAGATGAAAAGAATGAGAAAGACTTGAGCACTGGCAATGTGGGCTACAATCTGCCTTCCCATACGGATGACGGCTATCTGCGAATTGAAAGGGACATCATAGAGGCTGCATACAAACAAGAATATGATTCTTACGATGCAATGCTGGCCGCATACAATGGAATGGGTGACAGTGACAAGAAAAGTACAATCTTTATTGTTGGCAAACGGTATTATATCAACTACAATGAAAATGATAAGAATACGCTGCGTGAAGTCAATTTGTATGCGGATTTAATCCGTGACCCGGAATCGTCCGATGTAGAGACCTCACTCGGAATCGTCCCGGCTAAAATTATTCAGTTCAATGTCGGCGTGTATGGCTCTGTAGCTGATTACGATTTGTCCCGTCCGTACACCTCCATGGTATTGAACATACCCGCGGTGGGCTACCAGGCTACTGTTGCCAAGCAGGAGCGCTTCAATGTCCAGGAAGCCATAAACGGTGACGTGGAGCTGAAGGAGAAGCAGGAAAAAAACGGGCACATGGAAGTGGCTGTCAATACCGGCAAGTTCAACCGGCAGAACGTAACTTACAGCGGTCAGACACATGCCTATGATTATGCCTATCCTTTTACGGACTACCAGCAGAAGACCGAAGCACAGCTCACGGACTTCCTTCCGTATTCCCTAAGCTTGAACGATGTTTGTCCGGACAGTGTCGGACATCGGTTGTCGACACTCAGTCTGTTTCACTCCAATATCCCTTACACAATCCAGTTCCAAGCCAATAAGCTGCCAGATGTGAATAAGGTGTTTCTTATAGGCAACAAGCAGTATTTGTGCGAGAAGATTGAGACGGAAATAGATGTTGATGGATTAAGCAAGGTACTGAAGGGGACTTTTTACCGGATAGAATAATAATGTTAAAAAGACATCTGCCTCTCAAAAATAACTCCTTTTTCCCTTGCGTAATTACCAAAAGGTTATTATATTTGCAGTGTCATAATGTATCGCGATCTTTTTATGACTGAAGAAGAAGAGCTAAAGGCTCGGATTGAAGCTGCGAAAAAAGACCTCAGCTTCTTTTCCCTCTATTGGGATGACATTCAGAATACTGATTGGATTTCCGATGAGGAGCTTGAGGAAGGCATCAATGATTGTCTCGATGACTTGAATGATGCACAAGACAAGCTGAATGAAAACGGTAGCCCTCCTTGAGGGGGCTACTTTTTCTCTAACATATAATTTTTAGGCTTATGGACGTACAGAAAGAATTGGGAAAATGGAAGTCGGAATATGTAAAATGCAATACTCCGGAGGAATTGGCCGACCATAAAAAACGTTTCAGGGCTTTTCTGCAGACGCTTTCACCGGAGGATAAAAAAGCGTTTGCGCAAGCATTCCAAGATGGTGCCAGGCAATCAATCAATGAAGCCCAAGCCATTGTGAAAACAGTAGAAATCAGGCAGACCTTAGAAAAAGTATTGCCTTTCGCTTCTATGTCGTATATTGCCCAGCACTATTTTGGCAGAACACGCCAATGGCTATATCAACGGATTAACGGAAGTGCGGTAAACGGCAAACCAGCCAACTTCACCGCTGATGAACTGAATACTCTATCTTTAGCTCTATCTGAGCTTGGCGACATAATGAAAGATACTTCTCGGTCTATCGCGAGGCCGTAAGGTTTTTAATGACAGAGGGGCTTCCACGGGTTGGAAGCCTTTTTTATTTCATTATTCAAATAATCATGAATTAAATTTAGAATAAAAAGTTTTTTTATTTTGTTAAGTTTGATAAAATCACTATTTTAGCAACGCCAAAAAATGAATTAAATGAATCCTTTTCCATAGTGTAACCCATAAGATTGGGTTCAGGTTTATTCATTCCTGTAGGCGCACTATAGTGAAGGATTCGCCATTTAATATTATGACAAACAAAAAATACAAATCTATCAGTATTTCTAATTTAATTATAAATCCAGATAATGATCGTTTTGAGTCTGTTGAGAATGAAAAGCAGGCTATAGACATAATGCTAACAAAATTAGGAGACAAAATTTATTATATTGCGATACATATTTTAGAGAATGGGTTGTCTCCCAAGCCATTTTATGTTATGCCATCAAAGAAATCTAACAAGAAATTTCTTGTAAAGGAAGGAAACAGAAGAACCACAGCATTAAAATTGATGGCTAACCCTAAGTTAATTGATTCTAAAAAACATGCTTCATTAAAGAATCGTTTTTTTAAGCTGCATGAAAGATTTATGGAAACTCCGATTAGAAAAATAATGTGCTATATTTATGATGATGTAGAAGAGGCAGATAAATGGGTTCGATTAGAACATACAGGAGAACAGAATGGAGTTGGTATAGTTGAGTGGAAACCAGAGCAAGTACAGAGATTTGATATAAAACATGGAAAAAATAAGTCTGTAGAAATACAAGCTATTGATTTCATACGAACATCTCCTTTCGTACAAGAAGAAGTAAAGAGGGCTTCCGAAAACATTAAACTCACAAATTTTGCTCGTTTATTAGGAGATAAAAGTGTTCGGGAAATTTTGGGTTTAAAGTATATAAATTCTAAATTAAGTTCTAATCTTGAAGAAGAAGAAATAGCTAAGGCCTTAGGGCAAATTATTTTAGATTTGTCTGATAAAGATTTTAAGGTTAGTTCTATATATAATGCCAAGCAAAGAAAAGATTATATTCAAGGCTTAGGAGAAAAACTGCCTGATAAAAATAAGACAATAGGAGAAGTTTGGAGGTTGGATAATCCATTAGAACAAATTCCTAATTTGGAAGAAGAAGATAATACAGCAAAGAATGAGGGAAGTGATTTGCATTCTAAGGGACATTTAAAGAAGTCTATTCCGACCCAACGTAAAACTCTTATACCCAATAATTGTATTATTAGGATTTCCAATCCAAAAGCAAATAAAATTTATGATGAATTGAAAAAAATAGATGTTCGAAGTTTTGTTAATTGTGCAGCTGTCACTTTGAGAGTTTTTTTAGAATTAAGTGTAGATACTTTCATTGAAAAAAAAGGATTACTTAAAGAAGGAGAAATTTCGGCTTCCAATTCTTCAAGAAGTTTGTATCAGAAGGTTAATGATGCTAGTCAATACTTATATAAAGAGAAAATTGCAGATGAAACAATATTAAAAGCTGTAAAATTATTAACCAAAGAACGTAATTCTATTTGGGGAGTGGATACAATGAATGCTTATGTACATAGTAACAAACTTTCCCCTGTGCCAATAGATATTCAAACAACTTGGGATAATATTCAGGATTTTATGGTAACTTTGTGGTCTCAAATAGAATCAGAATAATTATATGATGCGTTACTCGCCACTTAGATACCCTGGAGGAAAAGGAAAGATATCTTCTTTCTTTTCTGAATTATTTGTTGCAAATAATTTAATAGGGGGAACCTATATAGAACCCTATGTTGGCGGAGGTTCCATAGCTCTTTCTTTGTTAATTAACGGGGTTGCCAATCAAATTATTATAAATGATAAAGATCGCTCATTATTTGCTTTTTGGTATTCTATTTTAAATTATACAGATGAATTCTGCCAGCTAATAGAAAATACTCCTATCACGATTGATACTTGGTATGAACAAAGAGAAATTCAAAAAAACAAAACTAATGCCGAACTATTATCTTTAGGATTTTCGACTTTCTTTTTAAATAGGACAAATCGTTCCGGCATTATAAAAGGGGGAGTTATCGGTGGGCTTAATCAAACTGGGAATTATTTAATTGATGCTCGTTATAATTCTGATGATTTGAAAAAACGTATTAAATTAATAGCTTTATATAAAGACAAAATTGAATTGCATAATTTAGATGCAGTAGAGTTAATTCATAATCTACAGAGTAATCTACCAAATAATTCCTTGTTTTACTTTGATCCACCTTACTACAAAAAAGGTAAGGGTCTCTATATGAATTATTATGATGACCAAGACCATAGAGATATTTATAATGCAATCGCAGGATTAGAAAATATAAAGTGGGTGGTAACTTATGATAAAGAAGATTTTATTCTTGACCTTTATTTAAAATTCCGAATGTACGAATATTCTCTAAATTATAGTGCGGCTACAGTTGGAAAAGGGCAAGAGTATATGATATTCTCTGATAATTGTATTGTTCCAGAAAAAAGTTCCATAAATTTCAACAAGGTAATAACAATCTAAAACTTACTCTATTCACAAGCTGGAGTATCTTCATTATCTACTTCATTAAAGCAAATGATTGTAGAAGTATTAATAAAAAGTTTTCGATTATACAGCAAACAAAAAAATCTCCGTTTTTCTTTTGCCATTTCAAAATAAACCTGCATCTTTGCAGTGCTCTTCATTTTGACAAGGCGAGACTGTTCGCCAACTTTTGCCGTTGGCATTTTTTATGCCCAATGGTATTCTATAGTTCCGACCCCCGTGTGGAGTGTTAATGCACCCACTGCCTTGTCAAGGTGAAGAGCAACGGGAAAGCGGAACTTTCTTTGTTTATAAGTTTTCCAGTTTTTTGGAGAAAGTTCCCTTTCCCGTCTTTAATAACATATTGTTTTATTTTAAATGCTCTTCATTATGACAAAACAATCTCAAAGCGCTCGCGGACGCTATGTATCCGCAGAGAAGGTTCAAGAACTGTTTGCCCAGCTGGGTGTTGAACTGTGCGCAGGACGTAAACGTATCCGTGCAGCACGTAGCGACAAATCCATTTCCATCTATGTCAATGGTGGGACAGTCAACATCACCTTTAATGAGAAAGGAGGCAAAGCATGATGTTCTTTGTTTACCATCTGCAGACCTATTCCCCCAAGAACCGGGCATGGAAAAAGGTTATTGATTATGTAGAGAAGTATAAAAACGTTCTTATCAAGGATGAACTTTCCCTGGATGCACTCAAGCATGAAATAGGCGATACGGTCAACCGCATTAATGCTGAACACCCGAACTTGAAGCGCATGAAATGTACTGCTACCCCTTTGGGACGTGATTGTACCATACGTATCGAGGCCCATGTCATAAGTGGCGGATGCCCGGACACGGTATTCTTTCTCGATATTTGCAAGGTACGTTCCATTTTTCAATTTAGTGAGAAGGCGAATATGCTGGAACAGAAAGGAGGTGAGAATGGATAATACTACCGTTAATGGAATTGTACTTGACGATTCCATATCTAATTGCTTATTGAAATTGCAAAATAATCGAGCGGCATCTCTTGCAGAATTGTTGGATGACAGTATCGGCTTTCTCCTTGAATACAGTGGTTATTTCTATGACAATTCAAAAACATTTTTGGATATTTTAGCAACATTACATAATGCCCGTACCGAATTTTTAGGCCTTATTCCTAATCAGAAAGGAGGTGCCCAATGAAAAAGCCTATAGGATTCCGTTCTTATCAAAACGACGAAGAACCGGACAAACAAGACGAATTAGAGAAGCAACAAGCCGAGCGGCAGAAAGCCATAGCAAACTTCATCGGCCAGAAC